CGACGCCTGGGGGAGCCATAACACCCAAAATGCGTATCTTCCGTTCAGATAGCCGCTGCATGGCCTTGACAACAGGAAGTAGCTGCTTTCTGCGTGGCATATAAAACTTCTTTTTCGGCTCTCTATCCCACTCAGCATATCTTATCGCCGCATCAAAATCATACGGTGCATCAAACAGCAGACTTCGCTTATTCAGATCAAACATCTTGAAGCTGTTCTGCTCTTTGGCATATTTGGCCGAAAGCCGACGTATTTCTTTGTTCCGCTCGTGGGCTAATTTGAAATTTTCTGGCTCCAACAAACGAAGGCTGTCAAAAGCGTCACTCAACGCAGACGGATCTGATAAATCCCTCCGGAACGCCCTTTCAACCAATTCCCGAATTTCCATAAAAAAAGTGCCTCCTATCCCGTAAGATAAAAGGCACTTGGCACTATTATTCCGCTATGCGGTGGCACTTGGCACTAACAAATTTTATTAACTATAAATTTCAGTATGAGAAAAAATTGTTTTCCCTTCTTCATCAATAATTGTGTACTCTATCGAGTTTTTACAATCTCCATTTTGTTTTACAAGATCTATTTGTTCTTTCATCTTTTTTATCAAATAACTTTTATTTTTTGATACATTAATTGGAATACCGTTTGCCAAAAGTGACAATTGCCCTGGCTTTGCATAAGGTATATCATACTTAAACATATTCAATTCACCTTTTTGCTTTTCTCAACATTTTCAAAACAAATCGCTATGCGACCCAGTCCGGGTGAGATATAAAATCAGCTCGTCCCCATCCACTTCGTAGATTAGCAACCAATCCGGCGTAATGTGACACTCACGGCATCCAGCAAAGTCACCGGAAAGCTGATGATCCCTGTTCTTTTCCGGCAACGGCTCTCCCATCGCAAGCTTTTTAATAATATCGGCCAACAAAGAAATATCATATCCGCGCTTTTTCACGCGTTTCAAATCCTTCTGGAATTTTGCGGTTGGCCTTATGTTATACATCGGCAAGCAACTCCTCCATCATCTGATCGACATTGGAATAGGTCTTTCCGAGACCCGAATTGGCTTTCATCCTTTTTACTTCCTGGATTGCTTCAATAGTTTCAGCGTTCGGAAGAGGATCCCCAACTCTAAATGGTATCGCCTGTTCTCTAACCGCTTGGCGAAGGAACATATTCACGGCAGCGGACAGTGTTAGGCCAAAACTCTCAAACAGTGCTTGTGACTGCTCTTTCAATTCCGGATCAATCTTGATGTTAGTACTCACTGGCGTCATAACATGCACCTCCTTTCACCCCTTTTATTATATGCCTGTTGTGCCCACAATGTCAATCCGCGCTATCTGCGGTTGGTACAGTGTTTAATTATTTACCATCTGTTAAGTTCTAAAGATAATTTTACGCTTTCTCTAAACATACACCTCTCCATACAGCGGTTACCATCACCGGATCCATATCCGGCGGAATCCTATCAGTGCATTTGATCCAGTCCATACTTTTCTAACAACTCCCTCTTTTTCGAATCATACGCGGACTTTGCACTTTCAATAGACAGAAAACCCGTTTTTACCCAGCGTTCTCCAGAAACCTGAACGGCTACTCTGTATGTCTTGCCATTCTTTTCCAACATAACGCCACGCACACCGGTTTTGCTTCTTATCATCGCCTTATCTGACTTCACCGCCGCAATATCCGCACGTTTTGTTCCGCCCGTTTCTACGAACTTGGCCTTAACAGCAAGATCAGAGTATTTCTTCATTTCCTCGCTTTTGTATTGCTGGCAGCCGCATCCTTTTGGCTTATTCCTTATCGTCTGCGCGGGGAACTCTTTTTCAGATCCGCACATGGAACACTTGCACAGATACAGCGCGTTCCCGTGCTTGTCAATTCCGGTTCGCTTCAATACAGTCAGCGCACCATAGATTTTTCCGGTAAGATCTGCTGTTTTCTCACGCTTCTTGCATCCACAGTCTTTCTTTGGCGATTTTTTATCGGTTAACCGTTGGCCCTCCACGACGCACTCATTTCCGCATCTGCGACATATGCACCGCCAAAGCATGGCGCCTTTGGGCGAGCGCTCAGCGGGTTCTATTACTGTCAGTTCCCCAAACCTTTGACCGGCGAGATCTTTTATCTTTCCCATCAAAGACACTCCCTTTTTATTTTGCGCAGAATTTAGAAACCCTTGCAATCTCAGGAGGCGCATGATACAATCTCTGTATCAGCACCATCCTTTTGTGTTTGACCATCAGGTCGGCTTGTACTTTTAGCAGAGGGCAAGTCGATCTTCTTTTTTTGCTCATACCAATATGTCTTACTTATTCCCAACCGCCGACAAGCGGCCCTGACAGTTTCTCCATCAAGCAAAACACACTCAACATTTTTCTCTGGTCTTCCAAACTTTACTCCCTTCGCCTTTGCTGCCATTATCCCCTCCTTTTGCCTCTGCTTAATGTTGACCCTCTCATTCTCTGCCACAAAGGACAGCACTTGCAGCACAATATCGCTCAAAAATGTCCCCAATAGATCTTTCCCTCTACGCGTGTCCAGCAGCGGCATATCCAGCACTACAATGTCTATGCCTTTCTCTTTGGTCAGCACACGCCACTGTTCCAAAATTTCGTCGTAGTTCCTGCCGAGACGGTCTATGCTCTTAATATAGAGCAGATCGTCCTTTTTTAATTTTTCGAGCATTTTTTGATACTCAGGTCTGTCAAAATCTTTCCCGCTCTGTTTATCGGAAAATACTTCATCCACATCCAGACCCTTGATGGCCTCCCATTGTCGGTCAAGGTTTTGGTCTTTTGTGGATACTCTAATGTAGGCGTACTTCATTTTATCTCAAACTCCCCAGTCCGCACAGGCTTGTCGTTCGGCACAAGCACAACCTTCATACCAAGCACTCTTGCCATCTCGCAAAAATTGTTTACCTTCATATTGTCTTTTGCCAGCCGCTCATACATTGTCTGCGGTGTGACATTCATCCTTTTGCTCATGTCTGCGTTTGTTACCCCTTGCCTGCGCATAACCTCTTTTAGCGCAGCAGACGAAAACACCGGTTCAGCCATTTCTATCGCCTCCTTGCTCGCATTATATCAATCAGGGTTTTTATTGTCAAGTATTTTCTTTATCTTTTTTGTTTTTTCGGAACTGACTGGACTGACACATATACATTATCACTTCAAATATCCCCCTCTAGTGTGCTATGATTGCCCCTGACGCGTCCAAAAAGGTAGGATTTGACGGACGCGCAAACTGGAAAAGAAAAAACCTGATAAAATTTGTAAAAACATATTGACAGCAAAGATAAACCCTGATATAATCATAATTGTCAAGGGAAACCCTGACAAATCTACCGGGCAGGAGGTAAAGACAATGGAGGAATACAGCATGACAGCAACCGAGGCCGCAAGGCTGATTGATTGGCTGACAGCACACGGCCACACCGCAGAGGATGCCACAGAGTGTATTAAGTACATCGCAACCGGGGCCAAGCAGGGTAAATAAAATAGGCTCCCCGCAGCCGTCGAAAGCACAGGGAGCCTAAAGCACAACACGGGGCGGCATGGCCTGCCACATGTCGCCCCCACTATAACACAACCGGCAGGAGAAAACAATAGCCGGAGGGGGCAGCCCTCCATGACAAGGAGGAAAACAGAATGGAAACTATCGTAAAATGCACAATCGAAAAGTTGGCTTTCCCGATTGACGAATACACCTATAATGTAATGGAATGGCGTAGCGTGGACGGCGGAAAAAACTTCTGGTATTGCGGCCATGGGCGCTATTGCCGGACACTCCGCGAGGCAGAACGGTACGCCGAAAGCGTGGACGGAAAGCAAAGGACAGCGCCACGGATGTTTGAGTATTACAAAAATCGGTTGATTTCTGAATGTGTCACAGGCCATCAAAAAATCCGATTCTGCTGCATCCAGTATCTTTGCCAGTTCCCCGACATTGACCCCGCAGAAATGGCCGCAAGCCTCCAGAATGACGGGTTTACAATTCTCTTTGATGATAGCAGCATCAGCGAAAAGGCAAACGCCGCAAACCGTGTAGCGGTCAACAAGGCCGCAAGGAGGGCTTGAAACGGAAATGCTACATATCAGCAAAGCGGACTTTGACCGCATCGGAGCCGATTATAAGGGCATTTACATGGACTACCACGGCGCACACCCGCAGCGCAAGGGCCGCCGGGTTGCGTTTCTCCCCGGCCACGGAACAACTCTTTTCATTGAAGGCATCCATTTTATTGTTGACGGTGATTGCTCGCATTTGCCCGTCCTCTGCAAAGATAACGCGGAGGAGGGCGCGGCCTATCAGTTCGGCGGCGATGTCCTGTATGTCAAGCGGATTTACCGCATCAGCGAAGATTACGCTAACGCAAACAGTCTGTTATACCTTGACCGGGTGGAAACCAGCGCGGGAGACTTTGCACTCCCTGGGAGCGATACCATCAGCACGAGCAAGCGTTGGGCGATTTACGACGCGGCGCGGGCTTGTCCCACCCGCCGCAGGAAGGAGAAACCATGCTGAAAAAATTAAACCCGGGCCAGAAAGACCCCGTAAAAGCCGCCTTTGTCATGCCTGACAGCAAGGACAAACACCGGAAAATTTGCGATCTGATGTTAGAGGCGGAATACCTGACTTCGCTATGGTACACGCTCAAGCAAGAGGCCGACAGGCTGGAAGATGCCGGGTTTTGTTGGTATTGACCCGCCCGCCGGAGAATGGAGGAAATAAAAATGCTTAACATGCACACCCCAGACGATTGGAGCCGGATAGATTGCAGCCAATGCCCAGAGCGCCACATGTGCGATCAGGTACAATATGATTGCCCGCTTGATGATCCGCCGCTGTTCCCACAAAGCGCCGAGGAGGTGACCCCCGCTTGATTATCTTGTTTATTATCCTTCTCCCGCTTATGGTGATTTGGGAGCTTGCCAAAAAATCTTGACTGCCCCGAGCGGGCGCGATACAATCAACAAGAGGTGTTATACATGAGACTAGCCCCCGACATGATCCAGCGCGTTGAGGATATAGCCTCCAGCGCGTTATATGAATATGAGGCCGTGGGCGTCCGCGTCCAAGACGTTCCATTTGCCCCCGGCTCTATGTCCCACCGCTCCCACGTCTGGGACAACGGAGACGACACCGGAGAGGAGCTGCCCGGCGTGTCTACTATGCGCTGGGACTCCATCAACGAGGCGCAGCGCCAAGGCTACTATTATGGCGATTATGTGGCCGTCATTGCTGGCAACTCGTGGGACTACGGCGAGGACGACGGAGAGATCGTCATACATGATCCGATTGTAATTGAGATATTAGCATAATACCACCGCCCGCCCTGGAGCTTCCTGGGGCGGGTTTTCTTTTGCTCATGTCCCTATGCCCTCCAGTAGCTTCCCGCCGTTTGCGTGGCCTCCTGCGGCCCTTAGGCGGCATTTTTGCGCCCACGTCCAGCAGGGCAGGAGAGATGCAAAACGTAAAACCTCAGCAAAGGCCATTTGCAGGCCCGCAGAACGGCAAG